CCTTTTGTCCAAGTAGGACTGTTGCCCGCATGAAAAGCAATTTTATCTACATAATGAATTTCTGAAGAAGCGGGGGATATAACTTTAATTAAAACTTGAGCATAAACCGCGGTTGACGGCGCTGTTGCTGTATGAATTTTTGCTAACCATGATGAACTTGAATCGTTTGATGCCGTTCCAAAAGTTTGACTAATTGATGCAAAAGAGGAATTAAACCACTCAATCCCAACAGCACATTGTCTTATTGTTGTGTTGGCACGAAATTCAGCAGTTGCAGAAAAATCAATATTTGGCGTAACTTGCAAATATCCAATTGAAGTTTCGGCAATCATATTACCTGAACTTGAAGCGGTCATAGCCAAAGACGCGGTGCCTGAACTTGATTGAGAAGTAGAACGTGCTATTGAACAATTTGTAGTGGCTGTCCATCCTGTAGTATCAGTTTCAAGAGATGCTTGATTTGCCGTTAAAAAATTTGTTCTACCATATACGGTAACTGAAACTGAGCCATTATTTGAGTCATAAACAGCGACAACCGTTGGAGTCGCAGGGGAATCAATACCCATAATAAATTGACTAAAAGCCCAATCGCTAAAATAATTATTTCCATTTACTAATTGAGCAACTTTTACATAAGCGCGATAGGTAGTGCTATTAGGCAAATCAATTTCAACAGATTGTCCAAAATTTGTTGAGTAAATAATTCCTGTATCTAAAATTGAAGTGGAAGTTTCCGCGTCAAAACCTGATGCTCCATATTGCGAAGAACTAAATATTTTAATTTGATAAGCGTTTTGTAAATCACCATCAATATCAGAATATGTCCAGTTTACGGCTGGAAATGAAGTATCTGTGATAGTTCCTGTTGGCGCTGTAACGGTTAATGTTGGTTGATTTGTGGTTAATACATCTACATAAATTTCTATTAATTGAGAGCGATCTGCACTTGTTGTTGCACCATCAATAAATTTAACAACAAGATTATCAATTAAAGTTTGTGTCCATGCCTCGCCGTTGGGCGCGGAAGTTAGATAGAGAGAAGCGTCTACAGTTGCAGTTGCAAAAGTTTTTTGCTTTGTGTAAGGAACAGAATAATAAACTGTCCGACCATTTCGATCAGTTATCGCGCCAAGGCTTAATTGAATAATTCCATTTGTTCCAACATTAAATTTTGCACGAAGATTTATTGAAACAATTTTTTCTGTTGCTGAAATAGATGTTGTTCCCATTTCCATTTCATAACTTGCGGGAACCGTAAGACTTGTTCTTGTAATATAAGTGGTATTACTGTCATCCGATAAAGCACCATAAACTGTTGATGCTCCACCTGAAATTGTAAAAGCACTAGCATTATTCCAGTTGGCATTTGGGCGAAGAACGTATGACGGCATTATTTAGCCGCCAATTCTTTTCCTAAAGTATCAAACACTTTTTGCAAAGCATTTTCAATCATTGCAGTTGCTTCATCTTGATTTTTAGCATGAGTAGTGTCAACTGCAATTTGAATTGCACCTTGTTGAACATTTATAGTTGAACCATATTGCGAAGTGCTTAAATTTCCACTTGCAATAGAATTATATTTTTCTTGAGCAGTTTTAATCATTGCTGGATAACCTGCCGCCATGGCACCTTGTTGACCAATTGCCGCACCAGCAAATTCAATTGCTTTTTGTAATCCACTTACTTGATCTACTGCTTCTTGACCACCCGAAAGAATAGATGCCGCAAGTTGAGCGCCTTGAATTGGACCTGCTTCAATAATTTGTTTTAATGCACCCGCGTCAAGATTTAAGGCTTGAAGTTGAGCAATCTGCGTTGAAAATTGAGTTGCTTTATTTAATTTTTCTTGCATATTTTCAATAAGAGATTTTGCTTGCGGTACAAAACCATCAGGTAAACTCACACCTTTAAGACCAGCAAAATTTTCAATTACATCTTTTAGACTATTTGCAAAATCTTTTGATGCTTGCGCCAAATTGTCAATAACTGATTGAATTGAATCCAATCCTTTTTTCATAGAGTCTTTAATTTTTTGCAAACGATCAGCAGATGCGTTAATTTGTGTTGCGGGGTCGGTTACATCATTTGTAGTTTTGCCCGCAGGATTTCCTTTGAACTTTTTTTGCAAATCAGCCAAAATATCGCCAAAACCCATAGTTTCTTTGAGACTCGAAACTAAATCTTTTGTTCCATCAATAATTGTTTCTAAAACGTTACCACTTGTAAAAGATTTTATGCCCGCTCCAATTCCAACAAGCATGGTTCCAGCGGTTTTTGCAACATCGCTTACCCCTTGCGTTAACGCTGTTCCAACGTTAATTGCTTTCATCGTATCAAGTGTTTCGATTACTGCTCCAACAACTGTAGAAGCGGTTTGCGCCGCATTGTGTACGCCTTCGGTTAACGCTGTTCCAACGTCAATTTTTTTCATAACTTCAAGTTTGCCAATTATTGTTCCGATAGCGTCAGAAGCCTTCTCCGCTCCTGTTACTAGCAGATCAATTCCTTGAATTGGGTCTAATTCATACGCTTTTTTAACTAAAGTTCCTCCAAATTTAGAAATTTGATTTGCAAATTTTGAAATTACACCCTCTGCCCCAGTTGTATAATTCCCCCAACTTTGTGTTGCATCAGCCAAAGCGAGACCGACTGAAGTAATTGCATCAACAGATGCTTTAGAATCTGTAGGACCTACAGTTGCTTTTCCTAATTCTTCTGTGGTTTGCTTTACTCCTCTTAAACTATCGGAAACTTTATTAAGAGTTTCAGTCCAACCCAAATTTAAAACCGAGTCAATCCATCCTGCGGGTTTTTTTAATAAATCAATAAAATCGGCAATTAAACCTTTGACCCAATTAAATAATTTTTTTATCCAATCCCAAATAAAACTAAAAGCATCGCCTATCCATCCCGCGACTGTAGAAATTACTTTCCAAATTATGTTCCAAACATCACCAATAAAATCTTTAAAATATCCAAAATAATGTACCAAAGTAGCAACACCTTTTAATATATTTGCAAAAACTTGCAAAACAATATTAATAGCACCAGCAATAATTTCAGCAACAAATTTAAAAACTTTTCCTACAATTTCTGCAAATTTGCTGTGACCTTTAAATAATTCAACAAAAGCGTCAAGCCAATGTTGTATAAATTGCAAAACAATTTTAATAACATCAATAATTGTCGTATAAACAAATTGAAAAACGTTTGCAATTATTTGTCCAAAATCATTATGAGTATCTGTTAAATTAACAAAAACATCTATCCACATTTTGTAATATTTTAAAACAAATGTAATAACGGTTATTATTGTTTCATAAATAAATTGAAAAACTTTTGCAATTACTTTTCCAAATTCGTGATTAGTGTCTATCAAGTCGGCAAATGATAATAATAAACGACCAAACCATTCTAAAACGTTTCCAATAGCCTTGCCTAAAGTATTTGCAACAGAATTAAATGCCTTTTCAATAAATTTTCTTGCCGTATCGCTTGTATTGTAAAGAACAACCAAACCACCAATGAGTGCAACTACGGCTCCAATAACTAACCCGATTGGATTTGTTTCCAAAACTACAGCCAATGCTTCAAAAGCGGCGGTTACACCGCCAGTCGCCGCTTCAGCAACAAGACAAATTCCCGCCCAAATATCCATGGCAATACTCATTGCTTTAGTTCCAAATTCAGTAATTTTTTGCCATGCGTCAACTGCAACTAAAGTTAATTTATAAGCGCCATAAGCCAAAGCAAGAATACCTACTGCTACGGCTAAAGTTTTGAAAACAGAAGCATAACGTTCGAAGAATCCAATAGTTGCTGAAATAACCGTTGCTAAACCGTTAATCATTTTAGCAACAAAGCCAACTGCATAACCTAAAACATTAAGAAAAACCATGCCAACATTTTTAGCAACTTCAAGAACAGGAGTCATTGCTCTTAAAAGATTTCCAAAAGCGTCACGAACTTTAGATGAGGTTAGAGCAAGAACAGTCAAACCAACTCCAACTGGACTTAAAGCGCCTAACAAAGTTCCCAATACAGGAACCATTGAGAACAAAGCGGCTCCTCCAGCCACAGCAAAGCCCGCACCAACAGCAAGAAGAATTGGAAGTATATTGTTCAATGCTCTAGCCAATTTTTCTGTATTAATATTTACTTTATCAAATTTTTCAATATAATCTTTTAAGTGTTCAATTAATTTAGTAATTGGTGTAAAGATATAAACAAATACGGCTTGTAATGCAAGAAGAATTTTATGAAAAGCGCCAGTTCCTTCTACAGCATTGACTAAAGTTTTTTCTAAATGATAAAGCGCGACAATCATGGGACCAATGCCTTTTAATAAAGCATCACCAAGAGCAACTTTCAAATCATCGTTTAATCTCGCAAAAGAACGAAGAACTTTACCCGGACTTGTCATCGCCGCTTCATAAGTTCCAGCCACCCTTGAACCCTCTTCAAGAGCCAAATTCATCGCCGCTTGAACTTTTTGTTGAGCCGTCAATTGTTGTGTTGAAACACCAAGACTTTTTGCCATTTTTTCATAGGCTTGTTGAACCGAACCATTGATACCAGCGGATTTGAATAATTCTGTTCGTTGCGTCATCACCGCATAAGTTAAAAGTTGAAATTCTTCAGTTGAATTTTTACCAGATATAACAGCAAGGTCTTGTGCAACACGCGCTAATTTTGACGCATCAGCCAATTTCAAATTATTTTGGGCAAACATTAAAGCGGAACGTTGAGCAACCGCCATTTCAATACCCATTTGTTTAATGCCAGTTGCCGCGCTTGCAATTGCTTCATAACCCAAACCAGTTGATTTTCCAACCGCGTTCATAGCAATATCTAATTCTTGAACTCTGGCGGCCGCCATGAATGAGTCAACGCCTAATTTAATTAATCCACCAGCGCCAATAGCAGAAGCCACGGAAAATGCCGAAATTGCTTTTTGAGCCATTGAAGCACTTTTTTGCAAACTTTCGGTTGCTTTTACAGCGTTCTCCATGCTTTGAATAAATTGACCAGAATCAGCAGTAAGGCGAGCGCGTACTTCCATGGTAGGAGTTTCAGCCATTATCTCGCCTTCCTATTCGCTTCTTCCTGTTCTTCAGCGCGGATTGCCCACACCGCCGACCATTCAGTTAATTCTTTGCTGGAAAGGGGACGGTGAGCGGGACTTCCGTAAAGAAGTTCGCCCACCGTTCGCCCTAATTTTTCCGCTAACTCAAAAAGAAACCTACGCTCAGGATTCTTGTGGAAATCGGTTAGCCGCCTCGTCAATTGCTTTTTCGGTCATACCAGATTGACCCATGGCTTTTGTTGCTAAACGTTCAATAACTGCGCCATTCTTAGAAAGAATTGCTTCTTTATCTGAATCCTTGAATACTGGCAACCCAGTTTCAGGGTCATAAACAGTCGCAATTACACAAAGCGCGTACATCAAAGCAATGTTAACTTTTGTACCGTTTCCAGATGATGCAGATTCAGTAAGACCTGCTCTTTCCGCGGCAGTCATAGAACGAATTTCAACAGTAACTTCCCATTCGGGAACTTCAACTATTTCTTTCGTAATGTCGTCAACACCAAAAATTTGATCGCGTAAATTCATTTTGTTCTCCTTGGACACTAGATTGGTCACGTTCACGTTTTATTACCAAGTAGTGCGTGTGACCGCACCAGTAATTTGAACGGT